GTTTCTCCTTGCCACAAGTTTACATACACTATCTTTTTTGGGGTGATTAGGTGTAACGTCACAAGATATAAATAAGTCCTCTGTAATCTCATTTTCAATGAATGGTCTCATAGGAACTCTGTCCTTCTTGTATCTTTCAACATTTAACATTTTATAATCAACTTCCTCATTTGTCATTCCATAAACTGACATCATAAATACCCTTTCCCTATTCTGTGGACAACCATAGTCAGCACCATTCAAAACTCTCCAAGCACATCCATAACCCAACTCATTTAAGAATGAGATATGTGCTTTGAAGTTCTCGATATGATTGTGTGACACAAGGTTTTTAACATTCTCCATCAAAAGGTACTTTGGTTGGTTCTTTGTTAAAATTCTTTCAACTTCATATAACAAACCACTTCTCGTACCTTTTTGAATACCCTTTTGTACCCCTGATATAGAAATATCTTGGCAAGGGAAAGAATAGGTCATTAGGTCACATTGGGGAAAACTATCTTCGTTGACCTTCGATATGTCCCCCAAATTTCCTAATGTTGTCTCGTGTAATGAATCGTAGGCTATGTTTGCCACTTTTAATATGTCACAATTTGCAACATTTTCGAAGTCCACACCAATGTATTTTAGTGCCAACTCTTGTGTACCATAACCTGAAAATAGTGATATTACTTTTAGTTTATTCATATTCTTTTTCTTCTTTCAAATCGAAATCTCCCTCCAAACCTAATAAATCTTTCCAATAATCTGCGTATTCTTTCTTATATTTTTCAATAGAAGCTTTTTCTTCTGTTGTATCTTTACCTGATAAGAATCCGTGGGGAGTAACAATTATTTTTCCATCATCATAACCTAATCCGTTAATGTGATTTTTCAAAACAGATACTTTGGTTCTCGATGCGAACTTCACACTTCTTTTATCTTTAGTTGCGGTAATTTTAGTTGTACCTGCACCTTTCTGATTACCAAACAAAAATACCAAAGAAGAGTTTAACCAAATTGCTTCGCCACCTTTGGCTTTAATCTTTGGTTGACCAAAAGGATTATCAGGTAATTCAACCCATGGTTGGTTTACAATAATCAAAGTATTTTCGAACTTTGAATCGGCTTTTCTTGAACCTGATATTCTTTGATTAATACCCATACCGATTTTGTCAGCAAGAACTGATGCGTTGTGTTGTTTTCCCCCTTTTCCTTCAAAGGTCATTTTACAAGGGATAGAACCAACTGAATCCCACATAAAACACAAACTATATTCGAGGTCTCCCTTCTCTTGTGCATCAAGTAAGTCATTAATATAATCTGTAATTTGTTCGATGTATTCGAAGTTATTATTGAAGATATAAAATCCATCCCAATCTACTTCTCCTGTTTCTTCGTCAACTACTTCCTCACATTGAAGTCCCATCAGTTTCGCATGTTCAAAACTCCATTTTTGTTCAGTGATAATGAACACAGGTAGAATACCCTTTCTTTGTGCATCAACCGCAGTTTTAACTAATGCTGTGGTCTTTCCAGTATCAGAGTGACCCAAGAACATATTTAGGTGACCCACAGCAGGACCTGGTAATCCAACAGCATCCAAAAATTCAGTTCCCAAGTCAAAGTACCTTTGTGGTTTGTACTTAGCTGATGTTGAGAATTTCTTTTTAATACTACTGAAATCGTTTTTCTTAATTGCCATCGTTTAAATTGTATTTTACAAATTCTTTTAATGTTTCTAGTTTGTCTTTAGCATTAGCCATTTTCTCAACAAACTTATCCATTTCCTCCAAGTGTTGTGGGTGTTCACCAATACCAACAGGATTAGAAAAATAGATTAACAAGGTTGCTTCAGCCTCTGCTATCTCACTCTCATATTTTAGAGCAAGAGCATCAATCATTTTTACTTTAATTTTCATTTTGGATTTAAAAATGAACCCCACTTTGTTAATGGGGTTCGGGTTAAAAAATATTTTTAGAATGGAAGGTCACCACTTACCTCAAAGTCATCTGAATCGTCCAAGTAAGTTGGTGTAGTTTTACCACCAATTACCACTTCACCTGAATCTGAATTACCATAAACATAACCACCTTTTTCACTATCCCATCTTGGTGTTTCACCTTTAGCAATAGCTTCTAAATATTCAACTGGTTTTTTAGAGTAAACATCAGCCCAAGTTAATTCATCATTTAACCAACTTTCAGCAGTGTCTTTGTTTTCGTGAAGTGGGGCTGGGTCATCATACATAATAGTTTGAATTACAGTATATGTCGCACCCTTTGGAGTTTTAGCCTTGGTCATCTCTAAGATGATATCTCTACCTTTTTGAGAATCAGTTACATCACCTTTAGCTCTAAAGATAGGAATTAGTTTATCTAAGATACCTTCGTTTTTGTAGTTGTGTTTAAATCTCCAAAACTTTACACCATCGTTTTCATTATCTCTATCGATAAGTTTAACGATGTAAAATTTACGAGGTTTGTATTGTTTAGCAAGTTCTTTGTCGGCTTCTCTACCAGTTGACATAAGTTCTTCATACACTTCAGAAAGTGGTGAACGCTCATTATCATTTTTACCTGGGTCATAGAACTTTTGCCATTTTCCATCTACTTGGATTTCGTGAAACCACACCTCTTTGAAAGGTGAACTTCCATCAGTAGTTGGGAGGATTCTTAATCTTTTTTGTCCTTGTTTCTCATTGTCTTTAAGAAGAGCTGCGAAGTACTTCTTCATTCTCTCATCTTGAGACATTTTGTTGGTATTACTACCTGATTTTTGTGATTGTTCGTACTGAGCTAAAATAGCATCTAATGGATTTGTCGCCATAATGTTTAAAAAGTTTTTTGTTAAGAAATATTATACACAATAGTAAGTGTCAGCCGTGGGTTTGTCAAATTAAGTTCTAATATATTTTTTTGAATTTGCTTACGTCATTCTCAGGAGTCATTTCAGTTTCACCGAAATTTCTGAAACTTCTTTTTATTTCATTTGGTGAATAACTTTCAACTTCGTCTGTGGTTAAAACGTATTCGTTTTTTCCACTCGCTTCCATTTCTTCTTCTTTATCTTCAAAAAATTTACTCAATTTTTGGTTAAAAGGACCTGAATCTAAAGTTCTAAGTTCTAATTTTTCTTCAGGTGTCTTAACTCTATATTTTTCGATTTTAGTTTCGATTGAATTTAATCTGTCTAAAATACTATCCATAGCGTTAAGCTTGGATTCTAAATCATTTAGATGATTAAATAAACTTTCGAAATATTCATCTTGTTTATCTTCAACTGATTTTTGTCCTTTAACTAAATCAGTTACTTCAATTTCTTCCTTGTTACCTTTTTTCTTTTCGTCACCTATTTTTTCAACATCGGGGTCAGACTCTGTGTCAATTGGTTCAGGTACTGGTGGTGTTGGTGGTGTTGGTGCACCTGCTGGGGTATTTGGAACTGGAACATCCCCTGTTGGTGGAACTTCACCACCAGGAGCTGGAGGAACTTCACCACCTGGTACAGCAGGAATCTCACCTTCAGGAGCTGGTGGTAGTTCTTGTTCGTTTATATATTTGTTAATTTGATTATATCTTTTTAGTTCTTCTAAAATTCTTAAGTCAGTTTTCATTATTAACCATTTAATAGTTGTTTTATTCCTGTTGTTGTTTCAACTTGAATTTTTTTATGAGTTCTCATTGTGTTATCAACTCTTTCAATAAGACCATCCTTCATTCTTACTGTATAACATTCACCAGTGTCCAAGTCACAAACTTGTTTAGTACCATCACCCATATCCTTTTCAGAGGTTCTAGTATTTTTACCTAAGTAATTATCTAAAATTAATTTTACACTCATATTTTTAGTTTATATATAAATATTAAGTTTTAACAAAAAAATTTACAAGTTAGAATCTTTGATTAATGTCCAAGTGATGAAAAACGAAGTTCCTAATAAACTGGCATAAGTGAATAAATCTGAACTTTTGGCCATTTTGTTGTAACTTTCCAATCCTACTGACTGACTCTGAGAGAAAGAATTCGTATAACAAAATTTTATAATCTCAGTTGACAAATTTCCAGCTTCTTGTACACTTCCAAATTCTACAACACTTGGAGTATTTGTTGTTGTTTCACCAATAACCTTTATAATTTGTGTTGACAAATTACTTGGTACTCTGTCTTTCCATCTGTTGATTAAGAACACCACATAATCAGTTAGTGAATTAAATTCAACATATGGTATCGTATTAGTTGTGGTTGTACAGAAATATTTTTGATTTCCAATTGTCCCCCAGTATTGGTCTATTGAAATCAACCCAGGATTATTACCAAATA